GTTTCTACCTGATGTATTATATCTCTAAATTTTGTTCTATATACAGCAGGTACTCCTCTTAAATGTGCATAGTCTCCTTGTAGAAATGTTTTATCCTGAACTGCTTTAGGGTATATTTGTCTCATTAATTCCCTACCATATTTAGATTCGTCCCAGTCCCAATATTTATTTTTGGCTAATTTTTTTCCTGTTAGAAAAGCCATTGTTGTAAGAAATGCGTTACCTATAAATTGAGAAGCCGTTGTACTCTCTTCTACATATTTGTATGTTCCAACAGCAGCAATACCCCCTAATGCGTAAGCTAATGGATTCTTTTTCATGTTCTCAAACATTGGTCTAGTATAGTAACGATTATAAGAATCAATAATATTCTCACCTTTAGGTGTACCAAAAGCTGTCTTTTCCCCTGCTAGTAAATCTACGTGGCTTTTTAAATTTTTAACTGATGCTTTATCTAAAGCTGTTAATTCTATACCTTCTTTTATTTCTCTTAATTGAACTTCATCTATATCTTTTATACGATAAAGTTCATCAGCATCTGCGTGTAACATTTCTTTTGTGATTTTAGGGTTTACACCAAACCCAAGTTTTTTTGCCCCTGCTAAACCTATTGCTCCTGAAAGAACACCACCACCAACAGCCGTTATTCCTGCTTGTTCTACTCTATTCAACCCACCATCTTCATCTACATATCCTGCAAAACCAAATGTTCCACCCCAAGCTATGCCATGCCCTACTAATTCTGCCATACTTTTTGCTTTTTTTATTGGTATAATCCAACCAGCAGGGTCTACTATAAGCCCACCAGCATATGCAGCTAAAGCTTTTCCTCCATAATCTTTATTTCTTAGAATGGCATTTAGTTTCTTTTGGTCTCTCTTCATTGCTTCTTCGTTTCTTTCAGCCATTTGAAACAAACCTCTATAAGTATCTTGTGCCCCCATAGCACCAGCAAACATTAATGCTTCTTTTTCTGTCATACCTGATAAATCATTATACTCTACTGCTATATTGTCATTATCAATAGCTTCATATCCTGTTCTATCAAAGACTTTACCTATATCATCAGGGGTAGGGCTTACTGTAGGTGCTGTATCGAATATACTTGTTTTTTCTTCTTCTGTTAATTCAGGCATTAATCTATAATCCCTCTTTTCTGTAACTCTCTAATAGTATCTTTCCATTCCCAGTTACCCTGAGTTCTGTAATAAGCTGTTATATGTTGCTGATTAATTTTATCTAAAAGAACTGGGCCATTATCTTGTGTATATATATCTAATAGATGATTTTTAAATAATTCTTCTGAAGGGAATGGTACGATAAAGCCGTGTTCTATAGTTTCTCCTTGTTGATTTATTATTTTTCCCTGTGGTGTGAACTGAGGAATTTTTTGGCTCTGAGTTCCTGTAGCTGCGTCCATCTCATAGTATATATTTTTTCTTATTGTTGCTGCGTCTTTAGCTTTAATTCTTGATTCTTTTCCTGACTTACCAACAGACTTTGCGTATGCTGCGTAAGCCGTTACAGCATCTGTTGATAGTTTTGCTGTATCATCTATGGCTCTTGCTGCGACATCATATCCTGATTCTCCAGGTTGCCTTTGCCTCATAATTCCGATACCTAACCTCATCATCATAGCACTTTGTATAGCAGCTAACATATCATTAGAACCCAATGCTGCTTCTGCTTCTTTTGTTTTAATATAATTTTTTAATACTTCATCATCTATTGCCATAAATTTCTCCTATGCTAGGCCTCGATTTCTTCTCCAATATTCTGCATAAACATCACCAGTTCTTGGTATTGATATTCCTGGAGTTGCTATACTTGGTGTAATGGTTGGTGGAGTATTACCTAATCCTCCCATCATCATCATATAAGGTAACATACTCATTAAGTTTCCACCCCCTGTGCCTGTACCTGCTACTTCTTTTGCTACTTCAGGTGTTTTAAATCCTCCTCCACCTGTTCTGCTTAAATTATATATATCGCCTACAACATTATTAGCTGTTGGATTAGCAATTCTTTGTGTTGTTGCGAGTTTTTTAAGAAAGTCTGCTTGTTCTCGACCATAAGGCATAGCTGTTACAGTAGATGCTAAATTAGGTTTAGCACCAGCTAATATATCAAGCAAAGATGTGCCTGGCATTTGTTCAACAAGTGATTTCCCTCTTTCTCTTTTTATATAATCTTCTGCTTGTTGCGCCACTTCAGGTCTAGCTAGAGGGGCTTTAGCTAAAAACTCTTGATACTCTTTATTCTTCCTGAATCTTTTTTGTTCATCAGTTTCAAATAAAGTCCAGTTGGTTATATCTTTAAATAATCCTAAAGTCATAATTTCTCCTAACTAAATAAACTCGCTGCACCTATTGCCAATGCTATTGGCCCTGCCATTGCTGCTAATCCTGTTGCTGCTGCTCCACCCTGCACGGCTGCTGTTCCACCAAGCATACCACTACCTACTGCACCATAAGTACCTGCTCCTAGTAGCCCTGCACCGATTGCTTTTTGTCCAAATGATGGGTCGCCACCTGATATAGATGTTTGCCCTGGTAACATACTTCCTGCTACAATATTGCCATAATCACTTAATGCTCTTCCTGGTGCTTGTTGTTCAAACTCAAACTTAGCCCTTGCTGCATCTATAGCTTGTTGTACCCTTGCTTGTTCTGTAGCACCTACTGCACCTAATGTTTGTGCTGGTGCAAGTCCTGCTTGGAATGCTTGTGGTGATGACATTATCGCTTGTTGCTGTGTTTTCATAGCATCTTGATAAGCACCACTATACATTTGTGAAGTGATATCACCTGCTCTTTGTAGATAATTTCCTATAACATTGCTTTCTAATATACCTTGTCTATCACCACCAAGTTGTCCTGCACCTGTTGCATCTCGTCTAGCTTGTTGTAGTAATCCTTGTGTTTGAGTATAAAGAGGTCTTAGTGCTGCTAATGTAGCATCTGCAATATAAGGATTATTTGATAAATTTTGTGGTGCCATTAAACCAAATCTTGAAGCAGCAGTGACATCTCCTGCTAAATCTGTTTGCCCACCTAATGCTGCTTGTCTTGCCATCTCTTCAGCAGTAAGTTGTGTTTCTGTTGGGTCTGCATATAATTTATTTGGATAAAATTGTTGTGGCCCTGCTTGTATTTGGCCTTGGGCTCGGCTATATAAGTCAGTTAAATAGGCTTGTTGCCCTGACCAAGGGTCTGCTTTTTGTACTGTGTTACTTCCACCACCCATTATCTTTCTCCTTTAATGTATTGTTTTAAGTTCTTTCCCAAGAACTGCATATATTTGTTCATAACTATATTTCTCCAATTTCTTAATAAATCCTTTCCTACAAAAAGTTTCCATAGCTACACAATCATGTGCATCTGCCCATTCTTCTATAATCCTTATAGAATCTAACCATTTATCCATATCCTTTCCACCTAAAGAAATAATCCTACATACTTTTTTTCTTGGATACTCTATAATTTGTGTAGTTACGACAGCTTGTATTGTTGCTTTCTCATCATGAACAACCCATAATTGCATGGTCTTATCTTTACAGAAATTTCGTATATCTTCTATTGTCATTTCTCGCTGCCCTTTTTTAGAAGCTAACTCTATAAAAGATTCACATTGTTCCCATACCTCATCAACACCATTTGCTGGAATACCCGATAGAAATGTAGTCATAGTTTCACCCAACTACCTGCTGCATTTCTAAAATAAATTCCTTCTCCACTTCCTGGGTCAAAATTAGAACCATCAGCATAAACGATATCACCTTGTTTAATTCTACTAGGTGCTGCATTTTTAACCTCAATATAAGTTACTGGGTTTTCTTCTAAAGCACCTTGTAGTCTTAATAATTCATCAAATATATATCTAGGTAAATCTTCAGTATTATCAGGTACAGGGTTGGGGTTATATTTTGGTGCTTGTGCCATTATTTATCCTTTTTTGGATTATTAAGTTTATCTCTTGCTATTTTATTTTTTTTTATTATTTCATTTTGTTTCTTTGTATTATTCCAAAATGAATCAGTAAATTTTTTAACTCTTTTATTTTTGGCTATTATCTTTCCACCCTTATATATCAGTTCTATTAATTTTCCTGGCATTATCTTTCTCCTAATACCTCATATTCTAAATCATAACCATTAAGTTCAAATTCTTTATCTGTGGTTTGTTCAAATTTAACTGCTATATATTTACCTGTACTTCTTGTATCAACTTTGTTCTGTGAATTGGGGTCAAAACTTTGTGCTGCTGTATAAGTATATGTACCATTAGGCGACATAGAACTTCCTACAAATATATTAGCTGCACCTGTCCCCTTTGCTTTTGGTGTTAATTTTCTTACTGATTTAACAGTATTCGTATTTCCATCTAAGGTTAATCCCTTTCTCTCTAGTGTCATTGTAAAGTTTGAACCTGCAAAATCTGCACCATAATCTGCTCTATAAAATTTAGTATCTCCTGTTCCTGCCATTAAGGTACTCATGTGTGCTGGGTTATAACCTCTTTCACCCCAATTATCTGTGGTACTATATACTTCCCAACTTTGTGATTGGCCTGACCAAACGACAGTTGCTGAACCAGGATTAACAATCCCACTCGCTATATGTTGTATGCCAGGTAAATCTCTAAAAGAGAAACTGTTATTAACATAGTTATAAATCAATGCTTTATCACAGTTTGTTGAACCAATTTGTGGATAACAAACCCACATTTCTGACTTCTGTTTATTATGATAAACAAAAGTTTTCCCATAATTTGTTGAATCTATATTATCAAATAATTCCCTTCTTATTGAATTAGTTGCGACTGATTGTTTTGATACTCCATTGTGTACTATCAAATCACCTTGTGTTACTACAAAATGTTTATTGTTAAATTCTGCTACTGCATTCCTAGACAATATACCTGAATCACTAAAGAGTTTCTTGAAACTAAATACAAGATTACCACCTATATAATTTACTAACCAAATAGATTGTTCCTTATAAATAATAAATGCACTTGCTAATTGTAATCCATCTACTATAAAATCTCCTTCATCACCTACTGTCGCTGCACCTGCATCATTAGTTGCTGCTGCTACCCAAGTAGAAGGCAATGCAAAGTTTTCTGCTGCATCTCCCCATCTTACTTTATTAGCATAAATAGTTGATGATTCAGTTACATTTAAAGCTATGAGATAATTACCAAATGCTCTCATAGATTTGCAAGTTGTGTTTGCTGGCCAATTTGTTAAGTCAGTAAATTTACTTGCACCTGTGGTGGCTAAACATTGTGGGTCATCTACACCATTATTTAAAATAACTAAACCATTATAAACAATACCTATCCAATTCTGAGTTGCTGTAAGCGAATAATCTCCACCTGATGCTCTAGTAAAATCAGAATTTGTTGAGCCATCTGTTCTATATAATTTAGCTGCACCACCATAAAACCAATAAGAATTTGTTCCAGTTGTCCAGTTGATTAGAAAATAAGGTGCTACTGCTGGTGCTGTAAATACTGCATCATGTCCTGTAAATTTCTTAGCTGCACCATCTTCAAACCTTACATTATTTGCGTGTGAATAAAACTCAGGTGATATTGCTAAATTGTTTGTATCTTTAACAACTCCTTTAGGTGGCCCTGCTTGAAAAGTTGCCATTATGCAGTTCTTCTCCACATATATACAATTATGTAGGGTTGAACATTATTATGTGCTGACCCACCACCAGTAGAACTGGTTGCGTTTGCTTGTGCATCATAGTTACCTGATGTACTGACACCTGATACAGAACTACCACCAGTAAAAAAATCTGAATTATGTGTATGAGCTGGCATTTCAGAAGTGGTTAATGTATGTGTTTTTGCACCACCAGTTTCTTGTGCTGTGTCAAAATCACTATCACTAGCATCTATACCAACCATAACACGACCAGTACCAAATGCTGCCCAAGTTCCAAATCCTAATAGTGTGCCAGGATTCGTTGATACTGCTGCATTAATATAAATAGAACCTACAGGATAAACAGTTTGTATAGTTGTTGCTGTATTAGAACCTATTGTCATAGTACCTGAGATTGTTAGATTTCTCATACCAGTAGAATCATTATTAGCATCTGTGGTTACTGCTTTAGATGCTTCTGCTGTTCCTAATGTAGATATATCTAAATAATTTAATTCTGTTGTAGTAGCTGTTACCCCATCTATCAGATTAAGTTCTGTATGGGTTGCTGATACAGCACCACTTACATTTGGAAATGTTGCTTTTACTGTTGATTTTAATAGTCTTATATGGTCATCACCTTCATTTACAGGGTCACCTGCAACTGGATTTGAACTATTTAGACTGTCTATATATGTTCCTGATTCTAAACCCATTCTTTACTCCTTCGGATTGTCGTCTTTAACTGATTTAACATGAAGATACCACTCGCCTGTCTTAGCATCCTTGCCAAATTTACCTGCTGCTACATCTTTATAGAGCATATCAAGTTGTTCTCCTAACTGACCATAAATAGTTTTGGTTTGTGTGTTGGTATCTTCGTTATAAAATCCTGATGTTCTATCTACTTTATATTGTTTATAAAGATTATTATGTGCAGTTTGTATTTGATTGTAAGCAGTTTCTTCTGCTTCTGTCATGGTACTGACTACTCCATCTTTTAATATCTTAGGCACGAGCTACTCCATAAGCTGTTATACAAATCTCTCTAAAATTCTGTGTTGTCGCTATGAGTTGAAATCCATTC